AGCAATATCAGGTAGTTTAACCGTTATAAATGATTTTACTCAATATGAATTTGTAACTGTTGTAGCAGAAGGAGCTTATTATGGAGGAGGTTCTTATGCAGGTATATTTAACGGTTGGTATACAGAAGCTCAAGGAAGCGGGTCATTAGTGTATAGTGGTAGTACATTAACACTAACCTACGACATGCAAGCAGCAACCGGTAGTAATTATTATGCAAACTTTGTAGACCCATAGTATGACAGAATTAGATTTTATATCAACAAGTCCTCTAGAATATGGAGGTAACGTAAATGCAAACTTACTGATAAGTAGTAGTGTTGTAAATCCTGGTGTGGACAATACACCTATAGCTCCTTTTAAATTGGTAGGTATGACTTTACCTTTCCAAGACGAAAACGAAATACAGTTAGTATCTGCACTCAAAGAAATTGAAGAGTTAAGATTTAACTTTACTGGAGGAGTTATTACTACAAAGATAGTAACTAGAACAAGGAGAAATGGATACTTTTACTTAAGATTAGAACCTCTATTCTTCAATACCCTACCTCCTACAATAGAAACCTTAGCAGTAGGTACACCAGCAGAACAAGACATTTATAGGTTTGCCAATTCAGAATTTATTTTTAAACCATTTTTTGAACTATCATTTGCAAATAATGATTTTAATCCATTGATGAATTCGTCTAATGATAACAAACCTAATGCTGTTAGACAAGTTGTTGATAGGACGTCTGATGCAGCTAACCCAACTAACTTACAAGCTATTTTATCATTTACAGCTCAAGCAGCACAGTTACAAAATTGTTCGTATACTAAAGCAGGCATAGTAAATGCTAGATACGATGGTACAAAATTAACTAGTGGAAGCGTAGAAGGTAATGACCCTGCATTAGCATTTAAAGAATTTAATGGGTCTATACATTTATTAGATTCAGACAATACAACCATTACAGGAATTGATGACAACAAAAGAGATATCAAAACAGTATACTTTAATCCTATATTGACTGGTTCTCATCCAAACAAACACGAACAAAACTTTCCTGAACTTACAAGTATATTGTATCAAGAGGAAGATAAAAGGTTCGTTAGAATTTCAAATAAAAAAGTATTCATAGTAGAAACCAGCACTATCCTCACAATGAGCGAAGTGGGTAAGGTAACACTTGTTGAATAAAACAATTAACAACGATATTTATATAAAACAATAAAACGAAATGGGATATTTAGATAATTCGGTCGTAACAGTAGATGCGATCCTAACTAAAAAAGGAAGAGAGCTGTTAGCTAGAGGGGACGGTTCTTTTAAGATTACTCAATTTGCATTATCAGATGATGAAATTGACTATACTCTTTACAATCCAGCACATCCCTCTGGTTCTGCACTTTATGGTGAAGCAATTGAGAACATGCCTCTGTTAGAAGCATTTCCTGATGAAACACAAATAATGAAGTATAAGTTAACAACTTTACCGAGAGGTACTTCTAAACTTCCTGTATTAGATATAGGATTTAGTTCTATCAGTCTTAAACAAGGAGCATCTGTAGCAGTTACCCCTCAAACACTTAACTACTTAGGTTCTACTACAATCTTTGAAACTGAAGGCTATACAGCAACAGTAGCAGATATTAGAGTACTTAACACCTTTACAGGAGTAGGTGTAACAACTGAAGAAGCAGAAAAGCTAAACACCAGTACTACAATAGGAACAAATGTTTCTAAAACAGTTATTGGTACATCAATTAACTTAACTGCCACATCTGTAAATACACTATTTGGTAGTAGGACACAACTTAACACTACACTAACAGTCATCGGTAGAGGTTCTGGAGCTAGAATTACTATACCAGTAACAATTACTAAAACTAACTAATTATGTCATATAAGAGATTTGATAAAGAAGATGTTGTTGTAAGTGCTGAGTCAATTACCTCTCCTGTATGGACTGGTGACAAGACAGTACTTAATACATTTTTTACTTCTTCAACACAAACTGGTGGAACAACAGGAGACTACTACTACAACATTTATAACACAGGAAGTGCCATACAAGGTTCAAGAGTACAGTTTGCTGTTGCATACGGAGATAAAAAAGGTAGTGGATCCTTAGCATTTAATAATAACGTACCAGGAAAAGCACCTTCTTCCACTATCTACGGTCAGTATAGAAATTTAGTATTAGGAGATGAAGATGCAGACTTTACATTTGGTACTAAAACATCTGACTACTTTTATGCATTAGCAGTAGACAGAGCACAATATAAAGAAAAACTTTTACCAGGTACTTTGGATTTAGTATTAGGTATGTCTGGAAGTGGACAAACATTAAGACTTACTGATGACAGTCAAGCTAACGATACAATAAGATTCAACGATGCTGGAAGAGTATATGAAATCGTATCAGGTTCCCAAGGTAATGTATACGATACAGACAATACAAACGGCTATACTGAGTACTCTGGGTCATATGGTAAATTTTTACCAGACGTAGGAGTAATTCTTCTTAATGGAGCAGCATTAGATATACAAACAGGTTCACAAGGAGGTATAGGTCTTGGTACAGGAAGAGGGTCTAATAGTGCTGACCTTAACCAACAGAAACTATATGATGCAATTTACTTTGGAGGTAATTTCAGAGTACAATCAGAAGAAACAATTTCTTCAAACTTTGTGTTTGTAAGAGCAAGAAATAGTGAATTTAATTATTCAACCAATCCGTCATTAATTACTGGTTCAGGAGAGATTAGACATAACGTCATGATTGATACTCCTCAATCGTATATTACTACAATTGGATTATATAATGACAATAACGATTTATTAGCAGTAGCTAAATTATCTAGACCTCTTTTAAAAGACTTTACAAAAGAAACTTTGATAAGAGTTAAGCTTGATTATTAATGAATGAGCGCTTACAAAAAACTAAACAGACAGGATATATATGTATCTGATTACGTAGCACACAAAAGCTGGAAAGCTAGTGGTAGTTTACTTTCGGAGTACAATGTAGATTTCTTAAGAGGTATATCCAGTTCTATGTCATCTTACCCTGGTGATGAATTTAATGGCAGGTCTCAAGAGTTGGTATGGAGAAGTGTAAATCAACTTTATTATCGAGGAAGTAGAGGTGACAATACCTACACTGGTTCATATGATCATTTCGTGCAGTCTTCGTTAAGTAAGTCTGGTTCTAGAAGTATCAACAACCATGTAGCAGTTGTTTCTATACCGAGAAATATATTTGGTACTAATATTGCTAAAGAAACATTTACCATTAAACCGGTAGATAATTCTTCAAACGATTTCTTTACTGAAGATTACGTAACCGACCCACTTACTGGAGTAAACGAGTTTACCGGTAATCATAAATCACTTTACGGTGGTACTACTGAATTAGACGAGACTGATTATTTAATTGATGAAGGTGACTATGTAGATGAAACAACTACAGAGTATATTGAAATAGATAAAAACCAACAAAGATTAGAATTAAGAGATGATGGAGAAGGTAATTTGGTTCTATCTGGCTCTGCAGAATCTTTCACCAAACCAGAAAGAGTTGTGGGAGATATTATATACTCTCACGGACAAGCAATCATTACAGATAGAGACATAGCAAGTCACTATTCATCTTATTTAGCTCCTGTAGTGGAATGGAAAGCATCCCAACCTATTTATACATATAATATCCAATGTAGAGTAAAAGATTCAGAAATGAACTTTACTTACAATAGAACAGCAGTTAGCGGTTCAAATGGTACAATGACCAGTAACACCACTGGTAGTGAGTTTACTCCATATGTTACAACAGTTGGATTATATAACGATGCAAACGAATTAATAGCATTAGCAAAAGTAGGTAAACCAATACCAAAAAGTCAAAATAGTGACATGACATTTGAAATAAAATTAGATATATAATGGCTGTAACATTTAGAGCAAATAAATCACAACCTCTGACATACGATGAAATGGACCAAAATCTAGGTTCTTTCTTCTATTCAAGCTCAATTGCTAACGGAGGTAGGAACTTAGTACTACATTACACAGGTAGTGGAAATGTACCTATCAACAAAACAGCCCACGAAGTATCATTAGTATCAGGTGTACAGCCAGGTGTTAGTGGTCGTTTTGCATTTTACTCAGGTAGTGCATCACTTACTACAGCAAATGGTTTAATTGTAAGCCAATCAGGAGGTACAGTGAGTGTGGGTATTAATGTAAACGAATCAACTGATTTTCCTCTTACCAACGCTTTAGAGGTATCAGGTAGTATAAGAACATCAGCATCCGTATTCCAATCTTCTGATGAGAGATTAAAAGATAATATTGAGACAGTAGTAGAAGGTTTATCAAAAATAGTATCATCTAGAGGAGTTACATTTGATAAAGACGGATCTAGAAATGCAGGAGTAATAGCACAAGAGATACAAAAAACTATACCAGAAGTTGTTTCTGAAGATAATAAAGGCTATCTTAGTGTTAATTACAGTGGTATAATTGGGTACCTAATAGAGGCTGTAAAAGAATTAAAAACCGAAGTAGAGGAACTAAAAAGTAAATTATAATGGCAATTCAGTTTAGAGGTAGCAAAGGCTCGTCATTAACACATAATGAATTAGATCAAAACTTTAGAGAGTTTTTCTATTCGGCATCTGTAGAAGGGTCAAACTTAGAACTACATAGATATACAGCAACTAGTAGTTCAATCAGTGTGCCACTAAGTAGCCCTGTAGGTAGAAATGGAGCAATACAATTTAAATTAGGTAGTGCAGTTTCAGGAGCAAATGCTCAATTTACAGGAAGTCAAAATTTAACGTTTGTACAAAACACTCTTAAGGTAACAGGGTCAATATTACTAGATACTCAAAATGAAGTAGGTATATTAGAAGTTACCGGTAGTGGTAAGTTTTCAGGTAACCTAACGGTAGGAGGCACATTAACAGCAGAAGAATTTGTTACCGAACGAAACACAACTATACAAATTTATAATTCTGGTTCTACTATATTTGGAGACAGTCATGATGACGTTCACGAAAGAACAGGTAGTCTAAACATATTAGGTGCATTTAACTTAAACGGATCTGGTAGTGTAAACAGCCTTAGTGGTTCATTTTCAGGATCATATCAAGGTAGTGTAAGAAGTACCGACACTATAGCTTCAGGATCTTTTTCAGGATCATATCAGGGGAGTGTAAGAAGTACCGACACCATAGCTTCAGGATCTTTTTCAGGATCATTAGAAGGAGAAGGAAGTGGAGTTACAGGAATTATATCTTCCTCATATGCAGTTTCAGCTTCAATAGCACCGTTTGGTGGTATAACAGGTAAACCAACATTACTATCCTCATCAATACAGATAGGTAGTGATATATCTGGATCATTTACATTAGCGTCATCTTCTATTGCAACAACATTAGACACAAGAGTAATAACTGCCTCAGCTGCTGACAATGTAATTACGTTTACAAAAGGAACTGGAGCAACATTTAACGTTACTATAGACACTGGATCAACTTCAGGTATTAATAGCGTAGTAGCAGACACAACACCACAGTTAGGAGGTAATTTAGATCTTAATACTAAAACAATATCAGGTTCAGGAACAATATCAATGGTTGGTAATATTTCTGGACAACAGATTACAGGTAGTAATGTACTATTTACTAACGTAAATGCTACTGGTGTTACTTCAACAACTTTAGCTGCAACTAGCGGCATTACTGGAGCAACACTTAACACTACAGGTCTAATATCAGGATCAATAATAAAGTCTGCTAATGCAATATCAGGAAGTAGTTTACTTATACAAGGTACAATTAAGGCTACTGGAGATGTAACAGCATTTCATTCTTCTGATGCTAGATTAAAAAATAATATTACTCCTATAAAAGGAGCATTAGATAAAATAAAAACTATTGGTGGATATGAATTTGATTGGAATAACCAATCTGAGCATACCGGACACGACGTCGGAGTTATTGCACAGGAAATCGAATTTATTTTACCAGAATTAGTAGTTACAAGAGACAACGGCTATAAAGCTGTACGTTATGAGAAAATTGTCGCGTTATTAATTGAAGCTTTAAAAGAGCAACAGTTACAAATCGATGAGCTTAAATCCAAGCTCTAGCGACGGAAACATATACATATGGAAATGACATACCCATCCTGGACTTACCAGGGTAGGATCTTCAACGAACTATCAGACTTTCCCGAAGGAACTTACGGGTTCATTTACGAAGTTTTTCACAAACCGAGTGGACTAAAGTATATTGGAAAGAAAGTATTGCGATTCGAAAGAAATAAGAAGTTAGGAAAAAGAGCATTAGAGGCTCTCAGAGAAGAAAGAAAAGCAAAAGGCATAGGAGGTCGTACCCCACTTAAACAAAAGGTGATAACTGAATCTGATTGGCAAACGTATTATGGCTCACATCCTAAGATCAAGAAATTCGTAGACGATTCACATGACTTGAGATCAGACTTTGAACGTAGAATTTTAGATTTCGTACCCAATAAAAAGATGCTAACATATTATGAGTGTAAGCACCTATTTATAAATGGAGTACTTGAAGAGTATAGCCACCAGTACATTAATGATAACGTATTGGGTAAATTCTATACTAAAGATTTTCAACATGAAACTAAGTAAGATCTTATTGGAACAAAATAGGTACAACGAGGACGGGTACGATGAAGGTGATATCAAGCTTATGGGAGATATGATTCTTCCTACTGATAAAATGGTAGTATTGCAAGCAGAAGAAGATACGTATAACAGAGGACTATTAGTAACTAGCAATAAAGATAAAAGTTACGATGTAGCCTATTGGGCAGACGATAAAACTAAACCTTATCCTATAGGAATAGAAATAGACGGTAAGGAAGTATCAAAAGATGCTAAAATTATTAAGTTTATGTTTCACCCAGAAATGAAATAATATGATAAAGATAAAACAACTTATAGGTTTACCCTCTCTACAATATCACATAGATAACAATCTAACGTTGTCAGAAAACGTCTACCGTTATTCTTCTGATCAGTTTATACAATTGTTCAAAGAAGCAAGAGACGCTTGGAGAGACGGTTATATTACGTTAAACGAAGAGGATACTGACCTATTAGAGACTACAGACATAGGAGAGTATGGAGATTACAATGGAATGAATGTTCCTTTAGATTTACCGATGGTATCTCCTGATAAGAACGCTTTGTTTGAAATCGGCTGCTTGATTGATGAAATGATTGAAAACGATGAAACAATAGATGAAGCTTTATCGATAGATGAAATGATCGATTACGACTTAGTAAAAGAGTTAGTAGAGTCTATGGGTGGTACTATAGATATGGATAAATTTAGACAAGCTGTAGAAATTCAAAATGAATCATTTGACTATTCTGGTTTCGATATGCTAAAAGCAGCAGTTGAATATATACCAGAAATGGAATACAAAGGTAAAAAGGTTGCACTTAACAAACCTAAAAGAGGTGGAAGTAAAAAATTCTACGTCTACGTTAAGTCAAAGAAAGGAAATGTTAAAAAAGTATCTTTCGGTGATACTGGCCTTTCAGTTAAGTTTAAGCAAAAAGGAGCAAGAGCTTCATTTGCAGCACGTCATAAGTGTGCTCAAAAGAAAGATAAAACAAAAGCAGGTTATTGGTCTTGTAACATAGGCCGTTATTGGAAATCATTAGGTGGATCATCAAACTTCTCAGGTTACTGGTAGACCCTATTCTGAAAAAAAGGAAGACGGTTATATAATAAGAGAGTTCTTTCACGACACTCCTTCATTTGAATTTGTATGGCATAGAGATAAGGAAGATCGAGTAGTTCAAGCTACACAAGATACAGACTGGCTATTCCAATTGGATAATGAAGTCCCACAAAGATTATCAAAAAACAAACTATTTATACCCAAAGAGACATATCACCGTTTGATAAAAGGAACCGGTGATTTAGTTGTAAAGATATGGCAAAAGGATTAACTTTAGGTAACTACGTAGGTGGTACTAAAAAAAAGAGACCAGGCATACATGCTAAGTCTAAAACATCAAAGCTAAAAAATAGTAAACACTATCAGAAAGCTTATAGAGGACAAGGAAAATGAAATTAACTGACATCATATTGGAACAAGATTACTACACTAGGTTTGAAGGTAAAGCTAAAGATTTAGAGAATGAGATGAAAGACACTTACAACCGTAACGATATTAGTGTAGGTATCATACAACATTCCAATGGTAATAAAGCAATGGGAGATGTCTCAATACGAGTTAAGGAAGCTTTACCATCTATTGAGTATCAAAATATGAAAAACTTTATTTCTGCAAAAGGGTTTGAAATAACAGGAGGTGCTAACTATGCTGATGATGATGGAGATAGATACTTTTACCCCAATATTAAATTTGAATTTGACTTATGAAACTATCAAAAGTTATTTTAGAGAATAAAAAAGTAGTTGAAAGTAAAGAGTTGATACTAACTACAGAAGATGTATCTAGACTTACTACTATTATAGCAGATAAACTAGAAGGTTTTCTAGATATAGGCAACAGACAACTACTTGAATCATCTATCTCAGCAGCTATAAAAGAAATAGTTGTAGAATAGGTTTGTAGTTCTAATTAAAGTTCTTATCTTATTATTAGATACGGACTGGTTATGGATTATACTTTTTTATTAGCATCCATCGAAAACATTTTAGGTAAGAGTCACAAAAGAGCAAGAGACAACCATGCTTTCAATTGCCCCTTTTGCAATCATCGTAAACCTAAGTTGGAGATAAACATGCATACCAACGAAGAGGGTAAAAACTTTTGGGAATGTTGGGTATGTCAAACTAGAGGACAAACTATACGTTCTTTACTCTACCAACTCAAGACACCAAAAGAAGAAGCACAGAGCATACTTAAGTTCCTACCTAAAGGTGCACAAGTAGAGTACAAACAACTATCTATAGTAGAGTTACCTAAAGAGTTCCAACCACTGTATACAGCTTCAGAAACATCTGTTGTTGCCAATATTGTAAAAAAATACCTATATGAACGAGGACTTAGTTCAAATGATTTTATTAAATATAGCATTGTATACTGTACAACTGGAGAGTATGGAGGACGAGTTGTTATCCCAAGTTATTCTGGATCCAACCAAC